ACCGAAACGCTTGAAGCTACCAAAGCAGCTGCCGAAACTCAAAAGGGTGTTGACAGCGCCGTTAGGTCACTGGAGCAAAAACGTGAGTTACTAGAAGCGCAATTACGAGGAAATGCTGCGGAAGTTAATGCAAGGCAGCAAGTAGAGAATACTGTTCGTAGCATTACAGGTTTAGATGCCGTACAAAAAGAGGCGCTTAAGGAAAAGCTTTTTGCGCTCATGCAGGTTAATGATGTGCTTGAACAACAATTTGAGCAAAGCCAGCAATTAAAAGATGTTTTTGAAGGTATTTCAACTACGCTCGCATCTACAGTGGGCAGTGCTGTGGATGCTTTGACCGATGGTACTAGAAACCTCGGCGAATCCTTTAAGGAGCTTGGCGTTGATCTGCTAAGGACTATTGCAAAAATGCTGATAATGCAAGGGATCGCGCAAACTTTAGGTGCTTTAGGTGGCGGTGCATCTAACCCCCAAGGAATCTTTAGTTTCTTAGCCAGAGGCTTTGGTCAAAGGGCAGAAGGCGGCCCAGTCAGCGCCAATAAGCCGTATCTAGTCGGCGAGCGCGGTCCAGAAATTGTGGTGCCCGGACAAAGCGGAACTGTTATACCCAATGATGGTCTGGGTGGAACGGTCGTCAACATCACTAATAACATCAGTAAGGACGGAGCTACATCAACCAACGACAGCGGTAGTGGATCAGAAGCCATGAAGCAATTAAATAAGATGATGGTTGCTGTTATTCAACGTGAGCAGCGTCCCGGCGGTGTTCTTTCCCGGAGATAAGACATGTCATTTTTTTACTACGGCCAGATGACGTTGAGCAGCCTCAGCGTTGTAGTACAAGCCACGAAAACCACGTCATTCCGGTACTTGGAAACACAGTTTGGCGACGGCTACCGAGCCAGGCGCCAAGACGGTGTGAATCCAATAATGGAAAAGTGGGCTATTAGCACCCCCGCAATGGCTACAGACAAACTTGTTGTTCTAGAGCAAGAACTAGAAGCTCTTGGTACGGACCATTTTGACTGGCAAGCGCCCGACGACGATACAGTTAAAAAGTGGGTATTAGACCCTATTGAGTGGCAGCGTAGCTATTCATCCAATGCTTTAGCATCCATTTCATTTACAATCAGCCGGTTCTACGTGTAATGGCCTACGACCGTTCTTTTGAAAACAACGCGGACTTACAAGGTTTAAGCGGCGATGCAGTCATTGATCTGTACCGCTTGGACCTATTACCGATTGACTCCAGCATTGCACCCGAAAATCGGTTCGTGTATTTCGTAAATTGGGTCGTAACAGACGGCCAACCCGTTAGCTATGCGGGGGATACGCATATTGCATTACCCTTACAGGCCGGTGGTTTTGAGATGCGTTCCGAAGGCGTACCACCCAGTCCAGCAATAACCATAGGTAATATTGGCCTTCAAATGACAGCCTTGGTCAACACCTGGGACGATTTAGTTGGTGCAAAGCTACGCCGCCGCAGGGTTTTACGCCGCTACCTAGACGACCAAACCACTGCGGATCCAAATGCACACTGGCCCGATGAGTTGTGGGTTATCCAACAAAAGGATAATGAAAATAAACTAGCAGTCACATTTAAATTAAGTACCACCTTTGACCTTGACGGCGTGCGGCTTCCTGGCCGTCGTGCCCTTCGCTTTACATGCCCGTGGATTTACCGTAGTGCAGAGTGCGGTTATTCGGGTGGAGCGGTTGCAACTGCTAAGGATGTACCAACAAGCAACATTGCTAATGACCAATGCGGAAAACGTCTAAGTAGTTGCCGCTTACGCTTTGGCAATGGTGACCTACCCTATGGTGGGTTTCCAGGTCTACAGCTCTGATATGAACTGGTTGACAGAGCAACAAAAAGAACAGATAAGAAAACTAGCTGGCACAAACCCTGAAGAAGAGACCTGCGGTTTTGTGATGCCGGATGGTTCTGTCATCCAAGTACCCAACACAGCAAAGAATCCAAAAGAAGAATTCCGCATAGAAGCCAGCACGGTTGCTGAATACGCAGAAGCTGTGGGTTGCTGGCACAGCCATTTAGAAATGGAGAGGTTTAGTGTGCGCGACCAGCTAGCTATCCACGCAGATGGTCAAATGCCATGGGCCGTTTACACACTGAGCAGTAATAAGTTTTGCGAATGCGACCCGTTGTCATACGCACCTTATGAAGGCCGCCCTTATGTTTGGGGTATCTGGGATTGCTACAGCCTGATTTGCGATTGGCTGGAACGTGAACGTGATGTACGCCTCCCCGAATGGGAAAGGGGCACCTGGGGCGAATGGGACGAACCACATTTCAAGCCTTTTGATGAAGAATGGTCAACATGGTGTCGCCGTGTTGATGAGCCTAGGGTTGGCGATATTTTGCTATTTAATGTCGGGAGTCACCATGGCCATACAGACCATGTTGGAGTGGTTACCACAAACCACTATTTTTTACACCACCCAGCATCAAAACTAAGTTGTAAAAGCAGACTGGGTAGTCATTGGCTGCGGCGGGTAAACTCTATAGTACGACCTATAGAACTATGCAGCAGCTAGTCACCATAAAGCTATTAGGTGCTGCGGGGCGTAAATTCGGTCGCCAATTTAAGCTTGCGGTCCAATCCCCAGCTGAAGCTTTTCGTGCATTGTGCTACTTATTTCCTGAGCTAAGGCCCTGGGTATTAGACCAGGCGCAGCGTGGCGTTGCTTGGCGCGTTGTATCAGATGGAGATTTTCGCGACGAAAACACTCTAGATATTGGTGTTTCGCATACGGTTGTTTTTGCACCTGTAATGGAGGGTGCGGGCGGTGGCGGTGGTAATGTGTTTCAAATTATACTTGGCATTGCTCTAGTGGCTGTTGCGATTTTCGTGCCAGCTGCAGCTTTTGGTTTAAGCAGCATGTTAAGTGTTGGTTTACTTGGTGGTGGACTAATTCTTAGCGGTGTTGCTGGTTTATTGACACCTACGCCAAAACTAGACAATCTTCCAGGCGCAACGGGTACACGCGGTGGAACGGAAGCATCTGAGACCAGCACTTTAGAATCAAACCTCTTCAGTCGTAATCAAGGAACAGGCGGTCAAGGGGAATCAGTTCCTTTGCTTTATGGGCAAAGGCGTGTCCAATCCCCACGAGTAATTAGTTTTAACTTAAGGAACTTACCTAGCAGTAGGAACATTTCTTATAACAGTGGTCAAGATCTAATCGGTTACATCAACGGCGTTCCTGTCTAATGATTGATCCAAAAGTTATTGAAGGTGCTGGCGGCGGCGGTGGCGGCGGTGGCGGAAACCGCAAGACCGTTGTAAAGCAAACGATTGTTGCGGACACATACAAGCCTGTTCGCACAGACGACGACCCAAAGCTACGTTCCACCAGCTTTGCTCAACTACAGTATTTACTGTGCGAAGGTGAAATCCAAGGGCCTGTAGGTGGCCGAACAATCAACGGCCTAGAGAAGTCGGTTTACCTAGACGACACACCAATTCGCCTAACCAATAACGCGCAAACAACACAACCCGAAGATTTAGCACTAACCCTTGGAACGCTCAATCAAAGTGCGTGCCCTGGCTTTTTCAACATCAGCGAAGTAACTAGCGTTGACACGACAGTCAACAACGGGGCTCCTGTATCGCGAACAATTACTGCTGCGGATCCCACAAGCACGTATAGCGCCCGAGTCCTACTTACTTTTGCAAGTCTTGTATACCAGAACCTAGAAAACGGGGATGTAAAACCTACAGCAGTTGACTATAGAGTCCATTACACCGACAACGCTTCCGTAGTCCGTACTGCTTTTAGCGGAACAATTAGCGGCAAGTTTAGTTCCAACTTTCAACGGGAACACGAATTTAACTTACAAGGCCCTGGTCCGTGGGCCATTACTGTTACCCGAAATACTGCTGACGACAGCTCACGAAATAACACTAAAGACTCATACCGCAGCGTATTTGCGTTCTCCACAGTAGTCAGCACGTTAAACCAAAAGCTGCGCTACCCAACAAGTTCAGTGCTTTCACTGAGTTTGCGGGCTGATGTTTATAACAGCCTTCCAGAAGTAAGCGTCGAACTACAAGGTCTAATCCTTGAAGTTCCTACAAATTATGACCCAGTAGCAAGAACATACGCAGGCACCTGGGATGGAACGTTCAAACGGGCTTATAGCAATAATCCAGCTTGGGTGTTGCGCGACATCATTATTAATGATCGTTACGGCCTAGGCAGCTACATTTCTGAGTCTGAAATTGATAAGTGGTCTCTTTATTCAATTGCCCAGTACTGCGATGGATTGGTGGATTCACCCAGCGGTGGATCGGAGCCCCGCTTTACATGTAATGTCATCCTTCAAACAGCAGAAGAAGCCTGGACCGTACTGCAGCAATTAGGCAGTATTTTCCGCAGCATTATGTACTACGGCGGGGGCAGCATTGTTGCTGTTCAGGACCGACCATTAACTCCTGTATTTACCTTTAACGAATCAAACACGATTGAAGAGTTTACGGAAGACGGGAAGGTAAGTCGCGGAAACTTTGAGTATGCAGGTGTAGCAAAACGTGCCCGCCACACAGTTTGTCTGGTTAGCTGGGACGACCCAGCAGACAACTACCAGCCGCGTGTGGAGTATGTAGCTGACGAAGAAGCAATTGCTCGTTTCGGTTACCGTTCCACTGACCTGCGTTTGATTGGCGTAACCAGTCGTGGCCAAGCTTTACGTGCAGCGCAATGGCTACTTCTGTCAGAGCGTTTACTTGACGACACCGTTTTATTCTCGACCAACGAAATCGGGATGGCGGTACGCCCTGGTGACTACATCAAGGTTGCCGACCCATTAAAAGTTGCAGCCCGTTACGGCGGTCGGATTGTAAGTGTTTCAGGCAACGACATTGTTGTAGATCAAGTCCCAACAAGTGCAGTTGGTCAGACTGGTACGTTCTCGTTCATGGTGAACGACGCAGAAAACCAGCCAATTCTGCGCGAAGTTGCCACCACAAATATCACCGCTACGACAATCACAGTTAATTGGGCAGCAGTTACAGAGCGTCCTTCGGCGGCGTTTCCTTGGTTGCTGGAGCTGCCAACTTTAACAGCGCAGCCCTTCCGTGTTCTTGGTGTCGAGGAAAGCGAGCGTGGAATATACAAAGTCTCTGCGTTGCGTTACAGAGAGGACATTTATAACGCCGTTGATTTTGATACTCCTCTAAACGACAACCAAAGTTACTTATTTACCTTTGAGAACCCAACGGCCCCCACAATTACGACTGCCCAGGTTATTTGGGACAATAACCAGGCCAAGATCGAGGTTGAATGGGAATCTCCAGTTGGCAACCAAGTTCTAAACGGTTTTGACGTAACAGTTCGTGAATACCGTTTGCAGTACATGGCTGGAGAGATCCAACCCAATGGAACGGTCAATTACGACAATGTTTGGAAGTCAATTCCAAATCAAATCGACAACCGGGAACTAATCCCAATTGACGATCTTGTCATTACAGATGCTTTTAAAGTACGCATTGCAGCCATTGGTAGAACAGGCGTACAAAGCGACTGGGCCAATTCAGAAGTAGATGCAATTACAACATGGTTCCCAATGCCGGACCTCAGCAATCCGGCAAATTGTGACCTTGACTTCTGGAACCAAAGCACAGGTGGCCAACTATTTACGTGGATATTTACGGATGGAACGCTTCCTCCATACATAAGCGGTGTGCAGCTTGAGGTTTTACCAAACCGTCCGCTAGTTGGCAAAGAACTCGAAGGTATCCGCGACCCGTTGCCAACCGGGTATTACATCTATGGCGAGTACGAAGTTGAAAAGTATGCAGTTTGTATTTTTCACGCAGACACTAACTGGGAATGCCAGATTCGGCTGCTGACATTTATTGGAGGTTTACAAGGTGACACTGTGGCAACCATCACAGTGGACCGTGAAAACGACATTGTCCCACCTGCACCACTTGATTTCACGGTAGTTACTGACGTTCCAAAGAAGAGCACGCCAACTCTTCGGCGTTTCAGTTGGAACATGCCGACATCAAACACGGTTGTATCTCCTGGCGGTTTTGGTCCCGGCGAAGGTTTCCCAGAAGATGACCCAATTTCACAGCTAGATCTAAGCAACTGGCCAACAGGAGCAGTTACAGACATCAAGCGTTTCTTGGTGCGATTTAAGGCTGGTATTTCACTGGACTGGGATCTGGCGCTACCGATTTATAACGACGGTATTCCTGGTGACCAGCGTTGGTTTGAGTCAACTTTGTTTGCTGCAGGCACCTGGACCGTATTGATCCGATGCTTGGATGCAACTGGCTGGATCAGCGACAACGAGGCTGCGATTGCAATTGGTATTGGCGATCCAATTCCGAGCAATGTTGTTGAGCAGTACAGCCCCAACGACACAAACTGGCCTGGTCCAAAAACCAACTGCACTGTTTATGCAGCGCCCGAGTATGACAACACTCTGGTTTTCTGCGAAACCCTGGCTGGTACGGACTTCTTAAATTCGGACTGTGTCAACACAGCGAACATAAGCATATGTACTGACGCGCCTGACTATACGTCACCTGAATTTGACCCAGGGACAACGAGCCTAGACAACGCGAATATAACTCCCCGCGACTTAATCGGGCGTAAAGCTAATTCATTACTACAAATTGACCCAGCACTGGATGCGTTCTACACCTTTGTGGTAGACGTTCCAGCGGCATCCACCAATGCTGGCCTGATAATTACAACAGAAGGTGAAGCTACCTACCAGTGGTTTACCCGATCAGTGACAGGACAAGCCCAAGAACCGATTTACACAAACCCGCAGGGAGACCCGCTGTATACAGATCCGCAGGGTGATTACTTCTACGTGGATGCGTCAACCGACATTGCGGTTGGAACGCACCCTTATGCAGAATTTGAAAAAATCCCAGCAGGTCAGTACGAAATCATCGTAAAAATGAAGAGTATTGACGGCACCAGCCGCTCCTACTTAAACACTGTGGACATCAAACTTGACTTCCCAGACATCGTTGAGTACATCGAGGACCAGTTTGTGTCGCTAGGTAATGAACGGATATACTTAACAGAGCCGTTCCATGCGGTTAAGTCAGTGAACATTACTGTTCAAGATGCTCCGACCGCAGGCCAAGCCATTAACGCCAAAATAATGGGTAAAACTGCAACTTACGTTGACATCCGTACCACCGACATCAACGGCAACCCTGTTGACGGCTTGGTTGATGTTGTTGTATCTGGCTACTAATGACAAACCTTCCATCTAGAGCCCAACCGGGAGATCTCGACAATCTTGCCGTAACACGCGCCGAATTTCGCGCCGAAATCGGACTGTTTCTTGAGTACGTTGCCCAAGCTTTAGGCAATGTAACCGGCAACTACACCAACGAGGTCATCAATCCAGCAGCAGTTGTTTTGCGTGGTGCGCCCACTGTTGACGCAGCTGCTGTTCCTGCTATTAGTGACGACAGCCTTCGCGTTCCAACAACAGGCTGGACAAAGGATCTGCTTGCATTAG